CTACTAAACCTTTTCCAATCACATGAGTAGGCTGTTCCTTAGCCTTCATGATACTAATCAGCTCACCAAGACTAGTACTAACTTCCTTCAAGTCAACCTTGGTATCAACCTTCTCAATAGTCTGAGCTATCAATGCCATCTCTTGCACCTTACCACTGGCTGCCATCGCACACATGATTGCTTCCATAGTGTCCCGAGTACCCTGGCTTACATCAAGGCTATCCAGCTTACTAACACTCTTGGCTGCACCAAGTACATCTTTCCAATTTGCCATCTTATTACTCCTTATCTTTATAGTTTACACTTCTAAAATCAACCTCAACTTACAAACCAAAAATAACGTATTCGTGATAACGTTTAATCACCCCATAGGGGTGTATACCCTCTGAAACACCATACGATAAAATCCTACATTTTTTAAAAGTTTTCTATTTTGTGATATATATCACTTGCTTTATAAGTCTGCGTATATTATATTTACCCATATAAGGAGACACTATGGAAAGACTTTTAGCTTGCGTTTTAAAAAGTATTGCTAGCATAACACTAGTAAGTTTCCTCCTATCTACCCCCCTAAGAGATAATAAAGAAATAAACATCTGGCACAAGGTATCCACCGATGAGGCAAACCCAGGCGTTATAGTAACTCTGGACATGAGTAGGGGATATTCATACAGTAAGGGTGGCTATATCTTTATTGTCATTAGGGAGGTAGGTAGTATAGATGAGTATATCGTTGTATTTCCAAATGGAGGTTATTGGACAGCTCCAATACAGGATCCATTCTTTAAGGCTATGGAGGAGGAGTTTAATGACCTGGAACAGTATCTAAGAAATAAGGGAGTAAGAGGTGTGATTCCTAAAGAGAGTCAGGAGATAAGAAAGGAATAATGGACTATATAGAGCTATATCATGATAAGTGCCTGGAGAATAGGGACCTTAGAGGTGAGATAGATGTATTACAGAAAATCTTATCCTTATCGCTACCTGTTATCGGTGATAATGACGAAGGCTGAGAAGAAGCTAGCTATAAGATGGATAAACTTACTTATTGGTTTATGGCAGTTATACTACTATGTCAATTCGGGTGGAATACTCCTACTGGTAATATCTATCCTGAACATAGGGGTATGGGCGATGATGCGGGGAAAATCGTCTTATTTCTTATCTACATAGTTATAAGTGAGTATGGAAAAAAGCTTGACAGGGGGTATAAATGTCCCGTATATTGTGATGTAGCACACAAACATTATTATTGGGAGAACCATGAAAACAAAGAAAGCAACATACAGACAGTTGATGGATTATATATCACAGTTAGAGACACAAGTCAAGAACAATCAGCAAGCGGTATATGATGTATCAGGACTTTTAAATGAGTATGTAGAAATGAAGAAGGATGTATCAAAACTACAGAAACACATGAAAAAGCATTTTGGATCTGATGCTGGGATTCCGACTCGCTGGTCGGTATTCTGTAACTACTGCAATAACAAGTACTTAAAACTTAAAAAAAGACTTGCATCTTAAATATAAACCTAGTAGATTACTACTAGTTACTTCGCTTACTACAAAGGAGATTTCATGAAAATATACACTTTAACTATTGTTTACAATGAAGATAAGGAAGAAATCGAGTATATAAGTGAGGAGATAGAGGGAGATACAAAGGAATCTTTACTTAAAGATGGCATGGAAGATATCGGAGACTACTTCGATGAAGATGATTTAAAGCTTATTACTAGCTGTCATATTATTGGGGAGGCTTAATAAAACGCTTCGCGTTTTGGGCGACGAAGATTAAAGATAGGGAGACAGATGGGTTGTAAAGGATGTAAAAAAGATGGAACTCTTGCTAGAGGTCTCGGGGATTCTCTCGCGAGGGTCATTCATAACTGGACTGGTATTGAGCCTTGTGATGATTGCAATAAAAGAAGAGATACTTTAAACCAATGGATTCCATACAAGAGAAAACCTTGAAAGGGAAAAGTAAAGCTTACCATATATGACCGTATTCAGGTAAGGCTCATCCGGTGGGTGAGAAGCATAGCATTCAAGAAGCTGATATCCATGGAGAGGAGACTGGCTCGATTCAATATCGCTATCCAAAGACAAAATATAAAGAAGGTCAGTAATAAGGGAGGAAGGGTAGATAATGGTAGAAAAGCATTTGAAGCTGGTAGATTACATGAGAGGAAACTCCTAATTGCGGTATTACAACGTAAACGGGATAGAGCACAAAGTTTATGATCCAGAGGATCAATTAGAAAATGGACTCGTTGTTATCGAGAATTGGCGCTATAGTCGCGCAGGCGATTGGGTCAAGGCAGACGATGACTGTATTATCCAGGTGTTAAGAAAAGGAACTATGACTCGCAAGTACGGGCGGAATAAGGTCAGAGAGTATGTGGGCACGTGCACAGGAACATTTCCTGTAGGCGAAAACGTTAAGATGAACACTAGCCGAAGAGTAAATATTTATACTTTTGGGGGAAGTAAGAGCTCTGAGGATATTCTCTTGGACCGGACCATACTTACTCGTTACGAGCTTGTCTTTGTTCAGTTCTTAGCATCTGGTTTGAGTCCACAGGAATCATATTTAAAGGCATTCCCTACTAAGAATGTAAACTATGCTTCTGTTAAATCATCGCAATTAATGAGAACGGAGAGGGTATACACAGCTATGAAAGAAGAATTAAAACCAGTATGTGAAGAGTTAGGTATAGATCCTAAGTCCGTATTAGAGGATATACAGTTTGCATCTAAGAATTCTGAAAAGGAAGATGTCAGGCTAAGAGCATTATTTAAACTAGCAGATATACTGGATCTGGAGGATAAGAATCAAACAAGGATTACTCAGGTTAGTGGAGCATTATTCCAAGGATTTACTCCTGAGCAGTTAGAACAGGTTGAAAGACCAGAAATTACGGAAGGAAGAAAAGATGGCGCATGATGCATTTGATGTAATGAATAGTTCGGCTGGTAATGATATGTATATTACTGGAGGTTCTGTTACAATGTCTGAGTATGAGCAGAATATGAATCCCGAAGATCAGAGAAAGTATGAAACTCTTTTGATGGATGAGTTTATGATGGCCTATGGCAGTGATCCACATAAGGGTAACCTAGATTTTAAACATTGGTTAGGGACATTAAATTTTGACCTTATTCGTGAAAGAGCTCTTAAGTTTGACGATATTAGTGCTAGTAATCATGGAACGCAAAAATTAATGATGATGCAAGATGGAAGGATATTAGAGGATGCTGGCATGTTACAAAGACTAGCACATCTACATACAGGTAGAGTTGAAGATCTTGCAGAAATAGTTTCTACTATGGAGCCTAAACGATCTCCACAACAGCAACCACAATTTAGAGAACCAGCTGGATATATTGCTCCGCCGACTCCCCAGACTATCGGAGAGTAGTGGCTAATATAAATACACAGGATGTATCTACTGCTGAAGAGCAGCTTTTAATGGCTAAGAATGATCTTATATCATTCGGTAAGCTCTTTCTACCTGATGACTTTATGCGTAGTGAGACACCATTTTTTCATTATGTAGTTGCAGATGCTATTAATGACCTTGCGATTAGACAACTTGCAGTTATTCTTCCTAGGGGTCATGGTAAGACAGTGATGACGAAGTGCAGTATATTGCATGATTTTGTATTTACTAAGGATCCATTATTCTATGGTTGGGTTGCTGCTTCTAGTAAGATATCTGTTCCAAACTTAGATTATATAAAATATCACTTGGAGTATAATGAAAAGTTTCTGTATTATTTCGGTGATTTAAAAGGTAAAAAATGGACAGAAGATGATATTGAACTTAAAAATGGCACTAAACTTATCAGTAAATCTAATCTGTCTGGTATACGAGGGGGTGCGAAACTACATAAGAGATACGATCTTATTGTACTGGACGATTTTGAGGATGAGAATAATACCATTACGCCTGAGTCTAGGTCTAAAATTGCTAACCTTGTTACGGCTGTTGTTTTTCCTGCTCTCGAACCTGGTACTGGTAGGCTTCGTATTAATGGCACTCCCGTTCATTTTGATAGTTTCATCAATAACATTCTTATTAATTACGATAGGGCACTCGCTAAGGGAGAAGACTTTAGCTGGAAGGTGATCACACATAAGGCAATACAGAATGATGGAACACCTTTATGGCCTGATTGGTTTGGTCATAAGGAGATGGAGAGAAAGAAGAAATTTTATAGTGATTCAGGACAACCACAGAAGTTCTATCAAGAATATATGATGGAAGTTCAGAGTGCGGAAGATGCAATCTTTACAAGAGAGCATATTAAATATTGGGAAGGAAACTTTATACACGATGAAGAAACAGGTATATCATACATGCATACGGACGATGGGGACGTTAAGCCGATTAATGTTTTCACGGGCGTTGATCCCGCTACAGATTCTGTTCGTAGGGATAGTGACTTCAGTGTTTTACTTACTATCGGTGTCGATTCAGATAATAATATATATGTGCTCGATTATATTCGTAAGCGCAGCCTCCCTGTTCTTGGGATCCCAGGAGACGCTAAAAAGGGAATTGTGGATCACATGTTCAAGCTTAATAACATCTTTCACCCTTCCATTTTCACAGTCGAAGACACTTCAATGTCTAAGCCAATTTTTCAAGCGCTTGTGGCAGAAATGCGCAGGAAAAATGACTTCTCGGTTAAGTACATTGCTGAAAAGCCAGGCAATAGAATGTCAAAACGTGACAGGATACAAGAAATACTTGCTCAAAGGTTTTCAATCGGTTCGGTACACATCAAGAAGAATATGTATGATCTTCAAAGAGAGATTATAACTTTTGGTCCACGTATGGGACATGACGATACCATTGATGCTCTTGCTTATGCATGCAAGTATGCTCATCCTCCTAAGGGGATACTCACGAATAAGGATGGTAGTTTTTATAGAAACAAACCTAAAGCTAAAAGCTGGGTAACTGCATAATGGCTGATATATTTACAACTAAGGATTTAAGTCCTAAAAAGAAAAAGGAGGAGGAGGAAAAGAAAGATGATTAAACTTATCGTACTTTCCGTACTGCTTAATGCAGGAGAGATGTATGCTATGCCTCCAGAGGATACGAAAATAGAGGCACGCAGGCGCGGGGGAAAGCGTCAGAAGGAGAGAAGACGTGGTGGGAATGGTGGGAATGGACTGCGTTAATGGCTAATTGGCCAACAGAACCAGGAGTTGTAGATCAGCCAATAAGTATAATAGATTGGGGTTTTATAGCTAGTCCAGATATAGAAGGTGAGTCTACATACTTAACTGGGTATGTGCCTTCTGATACTAGTGGTTTTACAGTCGGTTCTCTTGATGTAGGCCAACATTCAAAAGAAGATCTTAGAACAATGCTTCAAAGATATGCTAATAAACTTGCTCCTGATAGACCATACGGAAATATAAGGAGTGATCTTTTGCATAAGATTTCTCCTTATGCAAAAGATAGTAGTGATCCAGTTACTTATGGTACCTTGCAAACAAGAAATCTTGTAGCTGGAAAGGTTGAATTTGAAAAGGAGGATATAGAGTATTTAACTGGGGCAAAGAGATATGAATTTGAAGTTAAAATAACTAAGCAAGAAGGTTGGGAAAAACTGGACACCAAAACAAAGACAATATTAGCTTCTATAGGCTGGCAATATGGTCTAGGTAGTGCTGCATTTAAGAAAGCATATAAGGCTCGAGGGGATAAGGTTGATTTAGCTAATTTATTAGATGAATTCGGAGAGAGGGAATATAAACATAGGCGGACAAGTGAGGCTGACTATCTCTTGTCTCCAGTAGATAAAGTTTTTAGAGATATGACTAAAGATGATAACTTTTTAGAATAGGAGATAACAATGCCAAGACCAAGACGAACAACAAGAAGGAATCCTAAACAGAACCCTAGAAATGCAGGGTTAAATAGAGCGGCATCTATGAGAGGTAACAATAGAAATCTAGGACAAAATCAACCATTTCAAGGTGGACTTGGACTGGGATCTAATGTAGCTCCTCCAGGACCGATGAAAGGTCCATCGCAAGGTGGACGACAATGTCCTCCAGGACAAGAGCCAGGTAGAGATGAAACTGGGGCACAAATTTGTAAACCAGCACAGGCTAATATTGCTGGTAATGTACCAGTTATAAATGCAAATAGAGCAACAACTCCTACTCCAGGAACAAAACCTGAGGGATATTAATGGCCAAGCGCACAGACAAACAGTCTGAAAGGATTCGTCAGATATTTAATCGGACGAATCAGTCAAATAGAATACAGTGGGAATATATAAATCAGAAAGCTCACGATTTTTCTAATGATAATCAGTTAACTGCAAAAGAGGTACAGGAACTTGAAGATCAAGGTATGCCTACATTTACTATTAATCGTATAACTCCTGTAGTTGAGATGTTGAACTTCTATGCTACTGCGAATAGTCCTAGATGGCAAGCTGTAGCTGTAGAAGGATCTGACTCTAAGGTGGCTGCAGTATTTTCTGATATGGCAGAATATATCTGGTCATTATCTAGGGGTGGGACATTGTATGCTAATGCAATAAATGATGCTATTACAAAGAGCATTGGATGGCTTCATGCAGTAGTTGATCCTGATGCGGATAGAGGGATGGGAGAGGTAAAAATTGAACAGCCAGAACCATTTGATATATATGTAGATCCTAAGAGTAGGGATATGTTATTTAGAGATGCTGCATTTATAATGATACGAAAGATCCTACCTAAGTCTCAACTTCTTAAGTTGTTTCCTGATAAAAAGGCTAAGATTAATAAAGCTTCTTCTAGTGAGAATAATGATTATAGTTATACAGAGAAAGCATATAATACTTATCAAAAAGATTTTGGTTACAAGGATGTGGTAGAATCTGATTCAGTAGATCCTGAGACTGGAGAGACAGATATGCTACTTGAATACTTTGAAATGTATGAAAAGGTTAAGATAGCATATATGAATGTATTTTATCGTATACCTCCTACAGAAGATCAGATTAAAGAAATACAGGCCACTGTTAGTGCTCAAATAGAAGAGATTGCTTCTGAGATGCAAGTTCAAATGATGGAACAGAATCAACAGTTACAGGCACAGGTGGAATCTGGGGAGATGCTACCAGAGAGAATGCAACTTGAGATAGAGAAAGCTGCAAAACGTATGCAGGAAGAGATCCAGATGCAAAGAACTCAGATGATGAATGATCTAGTTCAAAAGGCTACACAGATAGACAATAAGGTTGTCACTGAGAAAGAATATGATATATTAGAGAAAGATCCTTCTTTTCAAAACATTTTACAAGAAGCAATACGGTTCCATGGAAGTAGAATACGGAAGATTTGCGTCGCAGGTGATGTGACTTTGTACGATATCTTCTTACCCGACAATATCACGGAGTATCCATTAGTTCCATTTCATTATAAGTGGACAGGTACTCCTTATCCAATCTCTGCAGTATCACCTCTTATAGGTAAGCAGAGAGAGATAAACAAGTCGCATCAACTTATGGTTCATAATGCATCTCTTGGTAGTAGCCTTAGATGGTTACATGAAGAGGGTGCAATAGATACAGATTACTGGGAGAAATACTCTTCGTCTCCTGGTGCATTGCTACCAGTTCGTCCTGGATCAGTTCCGCCTACTCCTGTGATGCCAGCCCCTCTGTCAAATGCATTTTTTCAGATAGTACAGGAAGGTAAGAATGATATGGAATACTTGGCTGGTATTTATTCGTCTATGCAGGGTGATACTGGTTCGCAACATGATACGTATCGTGGAATGCTTGCGATGGATGAATATGGTACAAGACGTGTAAAGCAATGGATGAAGAATGCAATAGAACCAGCATTAAAACAACTTGGAGAAGTTATAAAGCAATTCTCTCAATCTGTATATACAGCACATAAGGTTTTCAGAATAGTGCAACCTAATGCATTACAGGAGAGTAAGGAGGTACAAATTAATGTACCTATGTATAATGATTTTGGAGAAGCAATAGGTAGGTTTATGGATTATGAAACAGCTAGATTTGATATACGCATTATTACTGGATCTACTCTTCCACTAAATAGATGGGCATATTTAGCAGAACTTAAAGATATGATGCAACTAGGTATAATAGATGACTTGGCAGTATTAGCAGAGACTGATATTAAAGATAAAGAGCTTATAGCAGAAAGAAAGAGTCAGTTATCGCAATTACAAGGTCAAGTATCTGGAATGGAGGAATCATTGAAAGACAAGGAGGGAACTATTGAGACTCTCGAACGGCAATTGGTTCAAGCAGGTATTAAAGGCAAGGTCATGCAAGCTGAAATGGAAATTGATAAACAGAAGAATCAAGTTAAAAATAAAACAGAGAAAGAATATCTGGAGACTCAAGCAAAGCAGAAACTTTTAAGAAATAGAATGTCTGATGAAACTGTCACTGCAAAGAAACAGGTTCAGAATGATATGAAGACTAAATCGAAGGAAATGGACTTGCAAATAAAAAGTGTAATAAATAACTTGCAGGCTACCAAGGAGTCTTCGTAAATTACTATGAATAACAATCTTAATAAGGAGAGATGATGGAAGATAATCAAAAAACAGGCAACCCAGAGCAATCTGGCTCCTCAACTGATTTCTTTGAAGCGCTGGAAGATAATGTCAATAGCGCTATACAAGATAATGTTAGTACAGAAGCCGAAGTAACCCAAGCTCCATCTAGTGGCCCCAAAGAGGTAACCCACGCACCAAGCGAGCAAGGCACTGAAGGTGTCATTGATTGGGAAAAGAGATACAAAGACTCTACGCGAGAAGCACAGCGAATGAATGCTGAACTTCAGACCCTAAAGCCTTATGTTCCTGTTCTTAATGCAATGAAAAAAGATACTGGTCTTGTGGAACATGTAAGAGACTATCTTCGTGAAGGTGGTAAACCTGCGAAAAGTTTACCAGAGAAGTTGGGACTAGATGAAGATTTTCAGTTTAATGCTGACGATCTAGCTGATCCAGAATCAGATTCATCTAAACTCCTAAATGCTCAGGTAGACGCTCAAGTACAGGCACGACTTAAACAAGTTATGACTGCAGAGCGTCAGCAAACGCAGAAAGGCATGGCAAATCGTAAGCGAGCCGATGAGGCTAAGGACTTTCAGAAACGTCATAAAATGACCCCTGAACAGTTCCAAACCATGATGGGTGAAGCAGGTAAGCGCAGAATAACCTTAGATGATATATATCACCTTTTAAATAAGGATAAGGTTAATCAGAATGTTGCTAATAATACCAAAGACGATATGCTTAAGCAAATGAAGAATGTCCGTAATATTCCGACAAGTGCTAGTGGAACCAACAGCGCCCAGGTCCAATCGAGTCCAGACAACGATGTCTTTGACAAGATAATAGGATCTGATGGTGACATAGATAACTTGTTCGGCTAGCAAATCTTTAAATAGACTGTTAGCGAACTCACATAAGCTCTACTTGAAGACTCACAAGAGTAGTTGATAGGGAGCTAATAAGGAGACACTAACAATGTCAGATTTTTTAAGCGTAATTACGCCTAATCAAAATCTTACTGTAGCAGACCATGCGGATGCATTTGGTCCTGGCACTAGTACTGACTTCGTTACTGGTGATCTTCGAAGAAAATATAACTTCGGTGATCGTGTATCAGAGATAGCAATAGCCCAGGATCCATTTTTTCGGTTTCTAAGTAAGGTTGCAAAAAAACCCGTGGACGATCCACAATTCAAATGGGCGGAAAAACGCCCTTCATGGCATAAACGTTATGCCTACGTCATAGGTTTTGTAGATGGCGGAACTGATGTATTTGATGACTCGCTAATGCAGATATCAGATACTGGCGCAGCACTTAGTGCTGTAGGTCAGAAAATGAAACTGTATATGGCTACTGATTATAAATCATCAGGTAACATACAGAAC